TGATACCAACATGACCTTGAAAGTATGCGTATCCAAGTCAATAGTGCCGTCAGCAACATACTCCTTGAATGAATCATAGAAACTAATTGAAGCTGCCATTTAATCTCCTTAAATAGAAATAGAACCTAATAAGGTCCAAGTACCGTATCCAATCATAGCTGCTGGATTTGTTGCAGAATCAGTTGTAATTACTATCCCAACAGGAAGATACTCGTGCTTATGGAGCGTTGTAAACCCAGTATCAGTTAAATCAGAATATTCAGTTTGAGTTAAGTGATAATAATTTCCACCACCTCCACCTTGTAATCCAGTTAAACTATTATGTGGGAATGCTCCACTATTAACTAAATTAATTAATTTAGTATACCAATCAATCCATTCGAAAGATGTTTGTGGTTTATCATATGGAATTGGAGGAAGAACAGCCATATTTAATTAACGCTACGTGCAACCTCATACCAATTTGTTCCGTCAATACAAAGAAGTGTAAGTGTGTCGTTAGATGTTGTAACAAAGTTACCAGCTAGTGTTAAGTTTGATCCATCTGTTACCGTTAATATTCCCGCAAATAATAGTGTAATTTTACGACCTGCATGATTATTTGAGCCATCGGCTGTAGTAATACTGCTAATATTTGTTGTCCCACTAACAATAAACGTGTCGCCAAGCATTGGAATAGGAAGTGCGGACGCAGATGCAATTGTTTGCACTTGATTACCACTGCTTATAGGATTTGAGCCAGTGCTTTGAACATAGACATTTGATACCGCACTAGCAGATACATCAAAACAAGTTGCCGGGTCAACATAAATACGACCAGCTTGAGCACTTGGGCCAGGAGACAAGAACGTATTTGCGTGTACGACCCCATTCTGCGAATTTACCAAGCCAATGTCATATGCGCCTGCTGACTGAGCGCTGCCAATACATGTATTCCGGGCAATCGAGAATTGTCTAATGTATGCGACATAAACGGCGTACTGCGCCGGATCGATGCTAACGTTATCCTCGATGTACACTTTTGACACAGGAGTTCCCGACGCAAACGATGCGGCGATTGAGTGCAGCCCGGCATTGCTCACTGTGTTCTTGCGGATGATGACCGGCCCCACACCCGAACCGTTGCCGGTGTAAGTACCGATCCCCTCGGTATCACTGATGTCGTTCTCGACAATTGTCCCGACCGATGTTTCGATGCCCTGGTAGCAGTTGCGGATCGTGTTTCGTTGAATGCACCACCCCTTTCCGGTCGCTCCAGCGTTGAAGTTGGCACCATTGAATTGGGTGTCATGAATGAACAGGTCTTGAAAGACCACGTTTTCGTTAGCACCCCATGCCTGCGCATAGACAGCCTCGCCCAGAAACCCAAACACTTCGACCCCTTCCACCCGCACATTGGAAGAGCACATGGCGATGATGCCGCGCCGGTTGACGGCAGTAGGCAAGTCCGACACGTTCGGCGTGCCGGTCCAATCCCCAGATACTTTGCCGGTGCCATGCACCCAGAAGCCTTTGCGCGGGCTGTAGCCGACCAGCGATGCGTCAGGCCCGCCAAACTCGATAAACCCACGGCAGCTACCAACCTCTGTGCCAGCGGCGACACTAGGCCAGCCAGTTAAAGCTGGGGCTGCGTCCATTGACACAGATTTAACCCATCCGTCAATTTGCCACTCTACATTATCAACATCGTATGCTGTAAATCTACCGCCAGTATTTGTTACCGTTGCGCCTTTTTGTACCCAAATTTTACGGTTGGCTGGAATATCAAAATCATCACTGTAAGCATAATCACCTGGAGGAAATACAACATTACCAACATCAATCGCATCTTGAAAAGAAGTATAGCGTCGAATGTCTTCAGCAGGATATAATGGATTTGCCGGAGTCACGCCAGCCGCTAACTCTGCCGCTACCAAGTCAGCATTGTATTCATGATATGTCGCGTCATTGGCATCATTTAACCATGCAGCATTAACCGCTGGTGTGCTGTAATCTACAAAAGTTGTACTAGCCATTAGTTTGTCCCTATATTGATTTCACACTCGATACCTTCTAGTCGTAGAGGGTAATTATCAGAGTATTTAAAGCGGAAAGATCTTGTAATAAACTGTCCTAGCTGATAGACTGTGGGACGTACATCAAACAGATTTATTGTTGTAGTACCACCTGTGCTGTACCAGTCGTCATCGCTCCATGTCAGGTCTAGTGTCGATGTCCCCGTGTTCTGGTAGACATCGCCTAACAGGGCTAGTCTGAACATCACCTTACGGTTGAGGTTATCTACATCAATTCTTTCAGTGGTGTAGATCATCTCAAAGTCTGTACCAAAATCCTGGTACGTAGTTGGAGAGAACATCGAGATATATGTCTGTCCCTCAATAGCTACATATTGTGCTCCATTGAACATACCCCAAGCACCTTGGATATCCAGGACACCATCGCTGGAGTTTCTCCACTCGTACCAGATATTCTCTTTAATATCGTAGGCCCAAGTAGCTTGCGGTGTAACAATGACGTAGAACGTATGTCCTGCCATTGTGATAATGTATCCAGGACGATTAAGGTTAACCTGCCCTTTGACGTTATCTGTAGACGTGATTGGTTGAATGGATTCTTCCACTACAGAGGTGGAAATTTGCTTTAGTTCAAATCCATCTAGTTTGAATACTGCAAGACCAGCGTTGGTATCTTGTCCAATAAAGTATACTACATTGCTATGCTGAGCAAGTCCTGTAACATACCCCACATTCCGGTAGCCGCTATCGTTACGGCTGAATGGGCTGCCAGAGGTCTGGGCACTATCCCAGAAGATCTCCAGGCTGTTAGTACCAAAAGCAGCAATGTAGTTACGAGACTGAGCCAGCATAGTGATGTAGTCACCAGACATTTCAGCAGTGATATAATCCCCTGCTACCCATGTGGTTGGGTCGTCATTCTCACTGTTATACAGATCCCCAGTGCTGGACTTAGCCAGCACTACATAACCATTCAGCACTCGTGGCTGTGGCACATGTGGCGTAGGCATATCTGCATCAGTTACTCTAGCACAACTAGAAGCAGCGAAATTATCCACCCATAAGTCTGTGCCATCTGACGCCAGAACCAATCTAGCATTATCTGATGTCCGTAGGAACTCGCAGAACCCTACAAATCCAGATGACGTATTTAATGTACAGACAGTGCGGATAGTTGATCCACTGTCAGGGGTTACGCTATAAATCTTGTCATTGACAGCCCAGTACATCCGGTTACTACCAATGTCATAGTAGTATCCACGCAGATCATCTGTCGACACTGACTTGGTAAGATTGTAGGCTGTAGTCTTCAGGCCATACCGCTTCTTCAGGTAAACTTTACGAGTTTTATTCTCTTGTGAAATACGGTCGTAGAAGCAGTTGACAATATTGCAGTCACGTTGCGTAGCTAGGCTACCAGAACGATAGGTAGGGAACCCATCGAACTTGATGGGAACTGTCCTATACGTACTCTGTTCTGGTGTTTTTGAGAAAGCCATTAACGTGGATAAGTGTAGGGTTGAATTAGGAAAGAACCATCCTCGTCAGAGTATCCCTTGGCCTGATCTAGAAACTCCTTGGCAGTACTCTTCAGATCTACACGGTCATTAAGAGGAATACCATATTCTGGTGCTAGTGATACAGCCAGTGCATAGATAATCGCATCTGTCCAATATGGAGGTAGATCAGGAGTTTCATCAGCAGCAGTGAATGTTTCCATCTCCTTTTGCCGGATAACTCGTAGGGTGTAGTTTGATGCTGTACTGGAATCTGGGGTAGGCCAAACATGTAGGGTACCACCCTCAGTGATATTGGGAGTAAAACTCCAGCATGTAGGAACCCCAGTAGACGAGTAGGGCATCCGATCAATATCATACTCTGACTTCTGCTCTAGCTCATACTGTACAGAACTATTGGTATTTCGCAGATACACTGCTGGTACCTTCATTGTGTTTGTTAGTGTGTACTCACTAGTGCTGGCGACCAAAGTAACACCTTCTTCAAACCTCTTCCACAAAGGCATACCAAGGGTGTTGAATCTGGCGATAATACCATTTAAAGCCATCTGCCCAGTTGTCAGCATATCACTGGTAGGTGTTCCACCTTGACGGATTACACCTAGT